TCTAACAACGGACCAGATGTAGTAGATAGAAACCAACTAGTTGGTCAAATCTTCTTACAACCAACCAAAACGGCTGAATTCGTATTGTTAGATTTCAATGTTACACCAACTGGAGCTACTTTCGAATAAAAAACAAAGAGATTAAATATTTATAATAAAATAAAAACACAAAATGGCGATACTCGATACTAACGAAATGTTCTTCACGGCTTTTGAACCGAAACAACAGAACAGGTACATGATGCTGATTGACGGTTTTCCATCTTACATGATTAAAGGAGTAAGTGCGATCCAAATGAGTCAAGAAGTAATAACTCTTAATCATGTCAACACAAGAAGAAACCTTAAAGGTAAAACTGTATGGCAACCAGTAACGTTTACGTTATATGATGCAATCACACCTTCAGGAGCACAATCTATTATGGAATGGGTTCGTCTACATCACGAAAGTGTAACAGGAAGAGATGGGTACAGTGATTTCTACAAGAAAGATTTAACTTTCAACGTATTAGGACCTGTTGGAGATGTCGTTTCTGAGTGGATCTTAAAAGGTGCTATGATTTCTAACGCCGACTTTGGTGAGTATGGGTTCGATAACGAATCAACCGCTCAACAAATCACTATGACGTGTGAGATTGATTACGCAGTATTGAACTTCTAAGAAGAAATACAAATATTTTATAAAAGAGGGTTGGCTTATGTCAACCCCTTTTGTATGTTATTATGTATAATAAAAACGTTACAACAAATCAAGATTATGGCAGAGTTTAATTTCCCAACCGAAACAGTAATGCTACCTTCAAAAGGTCATTTTTATGCTGAGGATTCACCTTTAGCAGCTGGAGAAGTTGAAATCAAGTATATGACTGCTCGTGAGGAGGATATACTAACAAATCAAAACTATATCACAAACGGTACAGTTTTAGACAAACTATTAGAATCACTTATAGTGTCACCAAAGTTTACCGTAGATGACTTATTATTAGGCGATAAAAACGCACTACTAATAGCTGCTCGCGTACTTGGGTATGGTGCTGAATACCCCGTTAGAATAGCCGGAGTAGACGATGTAGTAAATCTATCAGAACTAGATAACATCGATATAGACTTCGATAACCTACCAAAAGGTAAAAACGAGTTTGAGTTTAGATTACCAAAAGCAGATACAGTTATTAAGTTTAAACTTTTAACAGGTAAAGACGAAAAACGTATCGAAAAAGATATTGAAGGGATAAAGAAAATCAGACCTGATTCATCACCCGCTATTTCAACTAGATTAAAAACCATTATAACTGCCGTAGAAGGAGACGGTGCTGCCAAGTCAGTTGGCGAGTTTGTAGATAACTTTATGTTAGCTATGGATTCACGTGCATTCAGGAAACACTATAAAACGTGTATGCCTGATGTAGACATGACCTTTCGTAGCTCAGCAGGAATCGATAGGGAAATCCCCATTGGACTCAGCTTTTTTTGGCCTGACTCCGACTTATAGAGCTGGTTTATTTAGACAAATCCACGAAATAATATTTCACGGTAATGGAGGCTATAACTATAGTACTTTATACAATATGCCTATTTGGCTTCGTAATACGACTTTTAAGTTAATAAACGAACATTACGAAAAACAAAACGATGCTAACGAACAAGCATCTAAGGCTAATAGTACTACAAAGCAAACGTTAGTAGGTGAGGATGGTAAAGTAAACGTTCAGGACTTTAAGGCAGCTTCTCAACAATATACTAAAACAAGTTATAAGTAGTAATATTTATAATAAAACACCCTTACTTTGGCTACACCCACACAACAGGAACTAGATCAGATTAACTCCCTACTGGATGACATACAAAAAAAGTATGATCAGTTAGGTAAGGAAAATCCATTTAAAGACTTTGATACAAAAGGTATTAAAGATGCTAATGCTTCCATTAAACAGTTAGACGCAGGTTTAAAAGGAGTTAGTTCTGAGGTAAGAGATATTAATGATGCGTTTTCAAATACTTTTCAATCCCTTCAAAGTATAGTTGGTGAGTTAACTAATGGTAAAGCAGCAACCAATAAAATAGTTAATTCTACTAAAGCATTAGAAAGTGTAAGTAGTCAAATTTTATCTCAAAGAGATAGAGGAATAAAGTTGGATTCAAAGGAACTTATGTCTATGCAGAAAAAAGCAGATATAAGTTTTGAAAACCTAAAACAACAATCAGTTCAAGTTGCTAAACAACTAGAGGATGATGAATCAAGAAATAAGATAGCAAGTAAATATATTGATTCTCTTAAAGGTAGAAAAAGTCTTGATGCTGATGAAAAGAAAAAACTAGAAGATAGTTTAACTATCCAAAGGGAGACAGGAAAAGCTATTGAAAAAAATAATACCGTTCTAAAAAATGTTAATGAAATAATTAAAGATGGATCGGATTTCCAAAAAACTATTAATGGTGGTTTAAAACAAGAAATTTTAGACAGAAAGAAAATTGAGGGTTCTGTTGGAATCACTGGTGGTCTTTTATCCTCACTTTCTAAAGTAACAGGTATAACTGGTATATTTGATATTGATAAAATCAAATCAGATGCTGAGGAGGTAGCTCAAGAAGCTATAGATGCATTTAGACAAACTCAAGATTATATAGATCAAGAAGGAAAACTAAGTCTGAAGTTAGAAAATGCTATAACCGATTTAGGCAAATTAAAAGAATCAACACTTTTATCTAAAGAAGAAATAGAGGATTTAAACGATTCACTAACCCAATTTGAAAACCAACAAAAAGATTTTAAAGCTACGGGTGATGGTAAAGCAGATACAGCTAGGTTAAATTTTTTAAAAAAGGAAATCCAAGAAACCAAGGATAGGTTAGAAGAGGGAGATGAATCTATTATACAAGTAAAAATAAAGGGATTAGAAGAATCTATAAAAAAAAGTGAAAAAGGTTTAGATGATCTAAATGATGCTGCAAGATCCGAAGCTAACTCCATAGATAGCCAATTTAAAATATTGGGTAAAACAATGGGTTCAGTATTTGAGGGAGCCTTTAATGCCATTAAATCACCAGAAGCTATATTCACTGCTCTTATAATGGCAGCTGGTGAAGTTAATTCTCAAGTAGTTGATCTATCTAAGAGTATGAACGTATCATACGAGGAAGGTCAAAAAATAAGAGGAGAATTTGCTGGAATAGCAGCTTCTACAGAGGATATTACTGTAACTACTAAAAAGTTAGTAGAAGCACAAATGCAGTTTAACGAAGCCTTAGGTTTAACAGGTAAAATCATACCTGAAAACGCAGCAGCACAAAGTAAACTTACTAATCAGTTAGGTATAGGTGCTGATTCAGCTACAAAACTTAGACAAATAGCAGAAGCTACAGGTGAAGACTTTAGAGAACAAACCCTAGCTCAATATGAAACTGTAAGTGCTATGTCGGCACAAAAAGGTGTTGCTATAAACGTTAAAGGGGTAATGGATGAAGTTGGTAAAGCCGGTGCTTATGGTTTAGCTCAGTTTCAAGGTTCTGTAGTAGCGTTAACTGAGGGTGTAGCACAAGCAAAAGCCTTAGGTTTAAGTTTAGATCAAGTAAACTCAATAGCAGGTAAGTTATTAGATTTCGAATCATCAATAAACGCAGAACTACAAGCCGAGTTATTATTAGGTAAAAATATTAATCTAGAAAAAGCTAGATTAGCTGCCTTAAATGGTGACCAGAAAACGTTAATGGAGGAGATTAATCGTGAAATGGGGACATTTGAAGATTTCTCTAAAATGAATAGAATACAACAGGAAGCAATGGCTGATGCTATTGGTATGTCTGTTGATGGATTATCCGAATCCCTATTGATGCAGCAGTATGGAAAGATGAATCAAGACGAAATAGTTGCTTTAAAGGGAGAAGAAGTAGCTGCTCAAGTAGAAATGTTAAAAACTCAAGAAGCATTTGGTCTAATGATGGAAAAACTACAAGGTACACTTGTAGACTTAGCAGCTGGTCCATTAGGTACTATAGCAGAGA